ACTCAATGCTTGAGGCTGCACGTAGGAACATGGACTATGCTGACACAGTACGTGTACTGAACGAGGACAGTGGCCTATTTTTCTTTGAGGAAATCACCAAGGAAGACATTAAGGCTAACGGTAAGATTATTCCTATGGGTGCTAGGCACTTTGCTGAAAGAGCACAAAGAGTACAAAACATTACTCAGTTGTATCAGCTTAAACTGTCTGACCCATCTATTGCGACACATATGTCAGGCAAAGAGTTTGCTCGTATATTGGCTGATGAGCTTGGTGAGCCAACCTTGTTCTCAGAAAATGTAGCTGTAACTGAACAAATGCAAACACAAAGGATTGCAATGGAAGCTCAGGTACAGTTTGAAGAAGAACAAGAAATCGCAGCAGAAAAAGGATTGTAAGATGCCATACAAAAAGGGTAAAGTCCAAGAATATAAAAACAAAACTAAAAAACCAATGGACAAGAAAAAGAAACCTGTCAAAAAGGAAGCTAAGTAGATGGCTACTAAAAAGAAAAAGACTTACTCAGGAAGAAGTGGTAGGACACAAGGAGGCTATAGTGGTGGTGTGTATGGCCCTTCATTTAGTGCTAGTCTTTTGGGAAGTCAAAAAGTAAGAAGTGGTGCTAAGTCTTCAAAGGAATATTTGGTTCCTAGAAAAACAGGGTCTAAGACTCATGAAGCATGGTCAACAACTAAATGGGATTCTTTTCCGTCTTACTTTGATGTTAATATCAAAAAAGGCAAGAAAAAGAAAAAATAATGAAAGCCGTTTGGTTTAACAGATGTAAATCTAAAGAGGATAAGTTTGGTGTACGCCAAGCAGTCTTGTCAAACCGTGACAGTCTAGACCGCCTCAAAGAAATTCTTGAGCCTATGCTTAAGGAGACACCACCTACAGCAGACTACGATAGCCCCTCATGGGCATTTAAACAAGCTGATAGGATTGGTTATAACAGAGCACTAACCCAAGTGCTAGACATTATCAACCTAGATAAGGAATAAAATTATGGTATTTACTGACGAGTCTCCAACCAAAGAGACAGATCAGATTGAGCAGACGCAAGAAGATACTCAAACCCAAGAGTCTTATTTGCAGAAACTCGTTCAGGCAAAGGGAGAGAACTGGAGTAATCCTGAAGTACTAGCCAAAGGCAAACTAGAAGCTGATGGTTATATTTCAAATCTTGAAAGTCAACTCACAGAATTGCGAGAAGAACTTAATAAACAAGACTACTCTAAAACTTTACTCGACCAACTTCAAGAACAGGCCGCTGACCCTACTACAGCAAAACTTGGAGAGCCTTCTAATAATAGTAGCACTAATTCACAGAATACCACTGCTAGTCTTAGTGAGGATGACCTTAAGAGCCTTGTTGAAAAGACACTTACAGAACGAGAAAAAGGTACGGCTCTAGCTAATAACCTTTCTCTTGTCGATCAAGAGCTAGAAAAAAGTTTTGGTACTGAGGCAAAAACCAAGGTAGCAAACAAAGCTAAAGAGCTAGGTATGTCAATGGAACGTATGCGTGAAATTGCTGCTGAATCTCCACAGGCTTTCTTTTCTCTTATCGGTGAACCAGAAAAAACCTTTAGCCCTATGGTTCAAGGTTCGGTTCGTACTGAAGGTGTTAATATGCAAAACTCTACGGAACGTGACTTTAGTTACTATCAAAAACTCCGTAGAGAAAATCGTAACTTGTACTATTCTGCCAAGACGCAACAACAAATGTTTCAAGACAAAGATCGTCTTGGTGAAAAGTTTGGTGCATAATAAAGGAACTTAGACTATGGCTATGACCACATCTAATACTTCGTTCCTGCAACGTGCTCAGGTCTACTCATCAGAATTGAAAGAAATTCTGCGTGACGAGATGATGGCACAACGGTATGTGCGTATGCTTGATGGTTTTCCTGACGGAAACACTTTCAACATTCCATCTATCGGGCAGGCTCAGGTAGACGACTATACAGAAGACAGTGCTGTTACTTACCGTCCACTCGACACAGGTAACTTCACATTCTCAGTTGACAAATACTTGTCATCTGCTACCTACATGACCAAGAAGGCTGAACAAGACACGTTCTATTCTAATGAACTAATGTCTCGTTTTGTTCCTGAACAAGAACGGTCAATCATGGAGCACTTTGAGACAACTACTCTTGCGGCTGCTGACACAGGCAACGCAAACAGTAACCGTTCTCTTAACGGTGTCAACATGCGTATCGCAGGTGGTGCATCAGGTGTAATCGAACTCGCAGACTTTGCGTATGCTCGTTATGCTCTGAAAAAACAGCACGTACCTGACAGCAATTTGGTAGCTATCGTTGATCCATCAGTAGAGTTTCAATTGAACTCTCTGTCAAACCTTGTAAACGTGTCAAACAACCCACGTTTTGAAGGTGTAGTTCGTGACGGTATCGCAACTGGTATGCGTTTCGTAGCAAACGTATATGGTTTCGACGTATATTGTTCAAACTTCTTGCCTGACTCCAATTCTACAGACACGATCCTAGAACGTAACGGAAGCACAGACACAGATGTAGGTTCTGCATCTAAAGTCAACTTGTTCTTTTCTGCGGATCAGTCTGTAAACCCATTCGTGGGTGCATGGCGTCAGATGCCAGAGGTTGATTACGATTACAACAAAGACAACCAACGGCATGAGTTTGTAACTACTGCTCGTTACGGTGTTAAGTTGTACCGTCCTGAGAACATGGTTCAAATTGTCGCTAAGACAACCATCTCATAAAGGGGGTATAATTTATGTCTTATGTAAACGCAGACGGTTTGGAAATCCTTACTTCAGGTGAGGCAGGAACAGCCGCAAAAAAAGGTACAGTACTATCTGGACACAAGAAAGCTCTTGTATTGAACTTGACAGGAACAGAGTTACCCTCTGCTGCTGCAACACCTCAAGACCATGATGCTTTCATCCCTGCAAACTCTTACATCACATCAGCAACTGTAATTATTTCAACAGCTTTCACTTCAGGTGGTTCAGCTACGTTGACAGTTGGTGCTTATCAGCAAGATGGTTCTACCATTGATGCCGATGGTGTTGATGCGACTGTTGCTTTGACGGCTCTTAATGCCTCAACAAAGGCAGTAGCTTGTGATGGTGCTCTCGTTGGAGCAGCTTTGTCTGTAGGTGATAACGATTGTTACATCGAAGCCTACTACGGCACTGCGGCCTTTACCGCAGGTGAAGCCAAGTTGGTTATTGAGTACATCGAACCTTAAACTATTAGGGTGTCCTTAGTTTTCTAGGGGCATCCTTAACTTTTCTCTTGACAACTCTGTTGAAATAGTATATAATGTCTTTACTGAGGCAGGGGCTAAAGGATAAACAATGGCTAACGTACAACACAGTGCTCTTACTGGTAGTGATCTCCACGAACCTAAAGGTGTAGCTTCAGCTACGGCAGGTAAGGTATATATATCTGATGGCTCTGGTAGTGGTGCTTGGACTTCAGCAGGGGAAATTATTACTGGTTATATAGATGATGTTTCTACATCAGAAGTTGTTCATGTCCCAATGCCCTTTGCAGGAACTATCTCTAAAGTTATAACTGTACTAGAGGGTGCTATTACTAATGCTGATGCTACCATTACAGTTAAAAATGCTTCAGCAGCATCTATGGGAACTCTTACTATAACTCAATCAGGTTCAGCAGCAGGTGATGTAGATACTTTGTCTCCTTCAAGTAATAATACAGTTTCAGCCAATACTTTTATTACGGTAGAGACAGATGGTGGGTCTACAAGTCACAAAAAACTAAGGTTTGCAGTAGTACTGGATAAATCATAATGAAACGTACACTCCTAGAAATGGTTCAGTCTATCTTGTCCGACATGGACTCAGAGGATGTGAACGCTATCAGTGATACACTTGAGGCTCAACAGGTAGCCTCAGTTATCGAAGACACTTACTATAACATTATATCAGCTAGAGATATACCTGAGCATCAAGAACTATTAAAACTAACTTCTTTGTCTGACAGTACAAGACCTACTCATTTTACATACCCCACTAATCTAAAACAAATAGAAACACTATCCTATAACACAGCTACTTCTGGTTCACAATATTCAGAGGTTAAGTTTGTACATCCTTTAGAATTTCTAGAGAGAATGGATGACACATCTAGCTCATCCCTTAAGGTGTCAGATAAGGTAGGTAACACAGACCTGTTTGTCTATAATGATATACATCCTACGTACTACACAACCTTTGATGATAACCATATTGTTATGAACTCATACAAAGCCTCTGTTGAGAGTACACTTCAGGCAAGTAAGACAAGAGCCTATGGTACTGTCTATCCAACCTTTACTATTTCAGATAGATTTGAGCCAGACCTAGATGATAATATGCTACCTTACCTG